GGGCGTACTTCTGCATCCGCACGACGCAGTCGCTCAGGTCGCACAGCGCCCGACGCCACGGCTCAACGCCACACTTCGCCGATGCGGTGACGTTCTCAAAGGCGTCCTCAGCGCCACCGTACTGGGCGGTTTTCTCGTAGTGCAGGGCTCGCAGCCGCTCGAGGGCGTCAAGCCACTCAAGGCTGCCTAATGCCCGAGGCTCACGCAGCAGCGAGTCGCCACGCATGGGCCGTCCCTCGCAGCACGTCGGCTCGGTGTCGCCCTGGTCGAGCTTGTATCCCGCCATCTTTGGGTCGTCATCCAGCGTCGCCGACATCCGCTCCCGCACAGCCGCCCGCATCTTTCGGTTGGCGTCTTCCAAAGTAGTCGTCATTCCTTTGCCTTTCTCAGATCCCGGTCACAGAACAGAGGGTATGCCCGCGTCACTTCTCGGCGTCCTCCATCGACGATTGCCATGCCTTGGCATGGCCTCTCAGGAAAAGCAACCCGTTCAGCGTAGGGCGAATGTCCAATGACGCTCCCGTTTGCTATGTAGCGAGCGCCTCGCAACCAACCCCACGAGTGGTAATGTCCGAAGATGGTCAGGTCGGCCTTGCGGCCGGCGTCCCATCGGGCAATCGCCTTGCTCGCCGGCAGTGCCAGGCCGTAGACGCCGCCGGCGTACCGGATGCTGTGGCCGTGCGTGGTGCGTAGCAGGAACCCGTCGAGGTCGACGTAGCCAAGGTGCCCTTCGGCAATCTGCCAGCGTACGTTCTTGTTGGTCTCCTCGCGGGCCAGCGTCCAGTACATCAGCTGCTCCCACGAGTGGTCGAGCTCGGTGGCAATGCGGTTCTTCTCTGTGCTTCGCCCGTGGTTGCCGGCGTTGGTGCACACGATGACCTCATCGGCGTGCTGGGCCACGCTGTCGATGAGCGACCGCAGACGCTCGGCAACCCAGCGCGTGGCGTTCATCGGCGAGAGCTGGGCAACCTCGACGCAGTCCGGGTGGATGTGGCCAGTGATGAAGTCGCCGCCCAGCCAGACCACGACGCGCCGCACGTCGGCCTGGTTCCGCTCGTGCTCGAGGCAGTCCAAAAACCGCTCCTCAAGCTCGGCCAGCCGCAGTTGACATACGTCAAGTGAGTAGTCGTTCTCTGCGTTGACGGTCTCGGGCAGGACACGCTCTTCGGCGTGGACATCCGACAGCATGAGGATGGCCGTGGCGTCGTGCCTGGCCCGTTTCTTGGGCCTACCTTTTTTGGGTAGGGCAACGGGCTTGACGCCTTGTAAGGCCGTGAAACGGTCGGCCCGCTCACGCTCGGCGTCGATCTGGGCCAAGGCGGCCTTGTACTTCGTCCGCAGTCCTGCCACCTCGGCCCGTAGCCGAGCAAGCTCGGCGTCAGCCTGCAGCTGCTGCTGCTGGGCAGCCGCCTCGGCGATCTCGTCCGCTAGTCGTTTTGCTGCAGCCATATTGAGAGCCTTGTTGCGTCACAGGTCTTCCAGCCACGAGACTTGCATAGCTCGCACATGAGCCGTGCAATCTGCAAAGGCTTAAACTCGTATCCGCCGTTTCGGAACCTCTGCCGAACTGCCAGCAACTCATTGGCCGCTTCGGCCGGCAGATTGTCGAACCACGTTCGACGCCGGAACGCATTCGGATCGGCAGCCGCTATCTCGTCAGCCAGACCCATTGTCGCCCTCCCTGTACCCGAGCATCTTCAGCACGCGTCGCTGTACGCGGGCCAGCTCCGTGATGCTTTCCTCGCTAATGCTCGGCCCCAGAACGGCATGAGCAATCTCGTGCAGAATCGTCTCAAGACGCTGGCCGCCTTTCAGGCTCTCGTCAATCAAGATTCGTGGCCGTTTGGCGTTGTCAAAAAACGTCCAGCCGCAGGCGTCACCCTTCAGCCTAGTAAACCGCAGCAGCCACCGCTTGCCGTCGATGGTGACGTCGTGGTCCTCGGGCATCGGCAGTCCTTTCGCCCGCACTATGGCGAGCCTGTCAACCGATCCCGAACTTGCGCCCCAGCTCAGTGAGTGCTTGCTGACGCTTGGCGCATCCGCAGTCCTTTATGCCGACGGCGTTGGCTACGCGCTGAACACGCTCTTTGGTTATGCCAACGGCAGACAGTCCGGCGGCAACAATGTCGCCGAGGCCTGGCCTGGACGATGTATGCCTGCCTGGGTGAGCGGCAAGCTCATCGGCAGACAGCGGTGCCGGCACGTCGCACCCAAGGTGCTCGGCGATTGCCGCAACCAGCGCCGGCTTCGCCTCGTTGACGGCAGCGTCAGGGTGGAAAATGGTGCCCTTGTCGATGTGCAGGAACGTCCCGGCGAGCAGGCATTCCGCATTCGCTGCAACAGCCGCTTCGCACAACGCAGCCGGCCATGCCTTCGGGCACAGCCCACAGTCACGCACACGCGCGGCCTCGAGCACCGGTGCCGGTGGCACAAAGGTTCCCGCGTGATACTGCAGAGTATGCCCGGCAAACCGGATGACGTGAGGCTGCGGAAACGATGCCGAAGACCACGGCAGCACCGGAATGCAGTCGTCATGCAGGATGACGCTAGGGCCGTCGATCATTGGGATGATTTCTTGCCACGCCTTGTAGCCGGCTGTCGTGCCGTCTAGCACATGGTCAACACCGTGCCATTTCCGACGTATCCCGCCGGGATGAACAACCACGACAAACCGATACGGCTCCGCCAGCGTCTTCGCCAGGGCGCACGCGAGGAGCTGAACGTAGTCTGGCCGGCAGCAGGTAGACGTGTAGACGGTCAACATGGCGGGTCCGAGAACGTGACCGAGAACGAGCCGAGATTGGCTGGGCAGTCGCCGTCGCATGGCAACCCGATGTCGTCAAACTCAATAGTGCCGCTGGCGGTGCCGAGGTACCAATCCTCTGCCTCAGAGCACACGAGGCTGTCGTTACCTTGGCCCGACGTGCAGATGCAGGTGCCGATAAGACCTGACCAGCCGGCGGTAACCGAGATTCCGCCGAGCGCCACGATGTCGCACGCTATGGTGACGGCGTAATCGAAACCGGAGAAGTACACGGTGCCAATGCCGCCGGCCCAGGCGATGTCGTCTTGGTCTGCCGTGTACACCGTGCCGTCGTAATCCGTCAGCGTGATGGCAATGCAGAGGGCCTCAAGGTCTGGGCACGGGGCGCAGTTGCTACAGCAGCACGCCTGCTCGGTGCCCAGCTTGTCCTGCCGCAGCAGCAGTTTGCCTCCCTGTGTGCTCAGGGTGCTCATCAGCTTGCCGTCGCACAAGTGGTGATGGGCACGTTGAATACAACTGTCGAGGCCGTCGCCAGAGCGCCGAATGGCAGGGTCTCAAACCGCAGGTCTGCAGTGGTTATAGTCGCGGCGGTTGCGGCGTTCCGCACGTCCCACTGCCAGTTGATCAAATGCCACGCCGTTCCCTCTTTTGCGATTGCGCAGTTGCGCGTCACCCCAGCATCGGGCAAATTGATCAGCACATTGCGCACGCTGGCTGTGTTGGGAGTGGTTGTGACGTACTTGAGCGTGACTGTCTTCAGAGAGTCGATACCCCACGCCCCGGTGAACGTCGCCATGCGAAATACTGGCGTCTGCGGCAGCTGCTGCAGCCGGTAGCCGAGGCCGTAGCCTTCGGCGTCACGACGTCCTGACTCAACCGTCCGCACGACCTTGGCAATACGCTCTGCCGCGGGCCGTGTAAACGCGACCTTGTCAACGCCAGCAGGTTTGCCGTCAGGTCGCTGGGCCACAGTCAGTCCTCGAGGATCGCCACAAGCATCCGGTAGCCTTCGTCAGCAGCCTGCGCGCCGTAGTTGCCAGGAGCCAGCCGCAGAACGGCGGGCTCGTTAGGCCGCAGGCGCACGACGCTGTTGAGCGTGGTCCCATTGAGCGTGCCGAAGGTGATCGTGCACGTCGTCTGCGTCGTGGTCACCAGCGAACGAAGAAAGGCATAGCCGAGCGTGTTGAGCGTGGCGGTTGAGATGGCCGACGCAGCAGTGCCAAACGTGGGTGCCTGAACCTTGTAACCAGCCACGTTCATCGTGGCAGTGGCCTCGCCGTTAAAAGTGTCAGTTAGGTTGCCCTTTGTAAATGTGATTCCAAGGCTTGCGCGTACAGACATGGTCTCTCCTTAACTGTTACCGCCAGTGATGCCAATCTGCGAACCCGCAGACCCAGACGACTGAAATCCCGAATTGCCGTTACCAGTGGGCAGCGCGACGCTTGACGGCAAACTAGGAACCGCCGGAGCCTGCACGGCACTGCCAGTGCCAGGAAAGTCTGCCACACCGCCTGAGCCGCTATCTCCTTGTTGGGCGGAAGTGTCGCCAGCTATCCGTTCGCCGATCCTAAGCGTGACGCTAAGTTGCGTGTCGGGCCACGACAGCAACCCGCTGCCAGTGCCACCGATCCCACTGAGATTAGCTCCCACATAGCTGGCAACAATTATCCTCGCGGCTGTGTCGTACCATCCTCCTCCAGCAGTCGCACCCATTGATGTGCTGCCGGGTGGATACACAGTTAGCGTAGCACTTAGACCAGACCCGACTTCGCTTTGATATTCAGCATCAGTAATCTCTTCTGGCTGTCCGCCTGTGTATCGAAAGTAGAGACGTTCTGATTCGCCTATTTGCAGGTCGTGAAAAAACGTAGCCATTGCAATGCTCTAGAAATTTGGCGTGCCAAAATATGTATTGAAGTTAGAAATCCTGTGCACTCGCCGCGTTAACACGTCCGGCGCACCTGCTTCACGGATGCTGCCGTCATTGTTAAGAGCGACAGCATTTGCAGCAGGAATACGAATGGCGTTTCCGTCTTCGTCTTTCCATTTAACCCACGCTCGCCGCTTTTCTCCGTTTTCAATCACGTTGAATCCAACGTGCGGAAGCAGTAGCGGCCATCCGCTGGCACGGTAGACAAGCTCGGTCGTGATCTGCCAATACCTCACCTCGACGTCGTTCACCATCTCAACGGCTTGCTGCCCGCCAATGCCCGCACACTTCCATGTAAAGGGCTGACCGCCTAGGAAGAAATCGGAATTGAGCGTGTTGGTGACGTAGGCCGCAACGCCCAACGGAAATGATGCCCGGTTGGCTGAGATCGTTGCCCGAACCTCAGACTCTTCGGTTGTCGCGCCCTCAAAGAAGTCGCCGGCTGCGTTGATCAGCGGCCTTTGTGCATTGCCGTCGTAGTAGACGATGGCCGGCACCGACGCGCCGCCAGTGGAAAAACTCCACACGTCCGCACGGTTCAGCGGGTTAGGTTCATAGTCCTGCTTGAGCAACTCATAGCGGCACGTCACCTCAACGTGGAACGGCGTGCCGCTGTTCTCAGTCAGCGACGCATCGGTCATCCGCAGGAAGTTGTATTCAGGGTGCGCCGAGCCGTGGCCGACGCCGACGGAGTTAATCACCGCCTGGTGCGGCGTGTTCGGCGTGTCGAGCGTAACCACGAACTTTCGCTCAGCCGTTGGCGATTCGCCAAGGCGATGCGAAAACGTGCGAGGCACGACCTCACGGTATCCAACAACGGCCATGCTACGAACCCAGAATGTCTACGGGTTGCACACCAATTCGCTGCAGCGCTTGGCGGATGCTGGCCAGCTCAGCCAGCTGCTGGCGGTTCTGCTCAATCGCCGGATCTTCGCGGCCGGTGGCGAGCCGCAGAAACTCGGAGATGCCGCCGCTGCGGATGTCCTGCACCTCGAGGGCTTGCTGTGACGGCCGGGCAAGCTCCGCGTTTAGGTTCTCGCGGATCTTGATTCCCTCGGCGGCAAGATTCCGCAGCGCGTTCTTGGCCTCGTCTGGGTTGATTAGTCCCTGCTTGAAAGCATCCCGCACCTTAAAGAACTCGTCGGCGATCGTCTTCGCCGGCTTGAGCAGGTTGTTGTCGATGCCGAGGGCCTGTAGCTGACGCTGGCGGTCCTGCTCGCGGGCCGTCTCAGCGGCCTGGCCAACAAGCCGCAGCCTCTTTTGGGCTGCCGCTATGGCGACGTTGTCGCTCGCACGCCTGGCGTCCGACAGCGCGCGTTCAGCGTTACGCCGCTCTTGCTCCACCGCCAGCAAATCCTGGGCCAGCTTCAGGCGAGACTGTTGGCCTTCTGGCAGCCCCTCTTGAGCCAGCTGCGTCACACGCTGGCGAGCGTCGGCAGCGGCCTTGCGGGTTGCCTCGGCGGCCTCCTGTGCGGCTCGAGCATCGGCCTGCCGTGCCTCAGTGACACGCTTGACGGCATCGCCAAAGCGGTTGCTCTGCTCAATTAGCTGATCAAGCAAGAAACGCTGATTGACCAAGTCGCCGTTAGCCTGCGCGGCAAGCTGCTGAATGCTGTTGAACTGGGCCACCAACTCGCGCGGCAGATTGACCGTGCCGCCCAACTCCTTGGCTAATCCGGCAATAGCCGATTGGGCCGAGTTGATGGAGTCCTGGGCGATGTCGCCCAGCGACAGGTCGGGGATCTTTACAGCGGCTTTGACTTTGGCACCGAAGTCCTGGGCGGCGACGGCGGCTTGATTGAATGCCTTCTGGTTTGCCTTGACCGTCTCTTCGGTTTTCCGCATCTCGGCGGCGACCTGCTGCGAGGCTTCGCCGCCGCGCGAGCCGTATGCAATAGCTGCACCGGCCAGAGCACCAAATGCAACAACCAGCACACCTATTCCGGTCCGCGACAACAATGCGCTGATGGCACCAGACAGAGCAGCCGTCGCGGCAGCCGCCCCTGTTGTCGCCACAACGTAAATGCCCATTGCGCCAGCTGCCAGCCCAGCGCCGACCGCCGCACCTTTGAGGTTTCCAGAAATCAACCCAAGTGCTTCGGCCATTGGCGGCAGAACCGTTGAAGCCAATGGTGCCAGCACGTTGTATGCGATTGTGAATGCACTGCCGAGCGACTCGGCTGCTCGTGCCACCGAAGAAATCGCCCCCTCAGTGGAAGCAGCAACCGTGGAAATGTCGATGTTCTGCACAAACGCCGTAACGGCCCTTGCGCCAGCTGTCAGGGCAGGCTCAAGCTTGGCAAGTATCAGGGCTGCCGTTTGCGTGACAGACGCCTGCACTTCCGTAAAGGCGTCGTTAATCGCCTCAACTCTTGCCGCATCGTCGCCCGTAAGCTGGGAGCGGAACCCGGCAAAGAATCCTTCGGCTCTCTGCAGGTTGCTCGCCAGTTCTTGGAACGTCGGCAGCAACTGAGCACCCGATCGGCCGAAGATCGACACGGCAGCCGCCGCCCGCTGAGCTGGGTTGTCGATCCCCGCAATCGCTGTGGCAATCGCCTCAAACTGCTGCGACGCACTTAGACCCGCCAGCTCATCAACAGACAGCCCGAGCGCCCGCAGCGATGCAGTTGCCTCGCGGCCACCGCCGGCCGCCTTGGCGATCGTCAGCTGTGCCCGAGTAAACGCATTGGCCAGCGTCTCGCTTGAGGCACCAGACAAGTCGGCCGCCAACTGAATCCTCTGCAGCTCGGTAAACGAGATGCCCAGCGAGCGGCTGAGTTTATTGGTGGCGTCGATGCTGGCCGATGCCCCAGCCGTAAACGAGGCGAACGACTGCGCCACAGACCGGACGGCAGAGACAAACGCCGTACCTAGTTGCAGGCCGGTCAGCACGCGCACGTCGCCGGCGGTCTGCTTGGCCGCTAACCCCAGCTTCTGTAGTTCCACAACGCCAGCGTTAATGCCTTGGGCCATGCCCGCAGCATTCGCCGTCAACTGGAAACCTACTGCTACGTTAGCCATCGTTCTTCTGGTTCAGTGCTGCGGCCAATGCCTTGAGGTTGTCAACCACTTGCGTCGGGTGCTGCGGCGTCAGTGAGTCGACTGGGATAAAGTCCTGGGGGTCTGGCGGCTTGTGTTTGCTGTACGGGGCCAAGGCTGCCGACATCTGCATGCCGGTCTGCATCCACGAATCATCTAGCGGGCGAAACCACCGGCTGTAGGCAATCCACATAGAGAACTCGCGCGAGTCCATGCGGTCGATTTCAGCAAGTGTTTTGTGCAGGTGCCCGGCTAGCCGCATTTTGAACTGCAGCGCCGGCCGGGCATTTATTCCCCCGCTAGCTTTTTGATCTCCTCCTCGGTCAATGCGTTGTGCTTCAGGGCTGCAGCCCACAACTTGTGCATCACGTCGCTGCTGCGTTTCTTGAGGGCGGCCACGCCTTCCGGCCCTGGATACAGCAACTCGCCGGCCTGGTCGCAGAGCGTGCGAGACAGGAGCTCAGATCGAAAGTCTGGGATCGCCTTGCCTTCCGCCTCGAGGAGCTTGAGTTCGTAAGAGTCGCGGTCGCCAACGCTCATGAGGCGGATGCAAACCTCACCGCCCAACTCAGGGCACGGCACAGTCAGGATCTTCGCGTCGGTCGCTTTGTCGATCTGGTCTCGTGTCAGCGGCATGGCTAGTTGTCCAGAATGTCGAAGGTGTAGACGTACCGAGCGACGCCGTTAAGTTCAGCGGCGACGCCCACGTCAGTACAGACTGCGGTACACGTCAAGTTCACGCCGCCGCCTGTGATCGTGAGAGAACCTCGGGTGTTGTATTTGGACGTCAGCGCGCCACCGATCAACTCAACCTGCACCTGGCCGACCTTGGCGTTCCACGTCGTCGAGCGGCCGATAGAAAAGCCGCCGCCCCAGTTCCACGACAGGGCAGTAACCTCGGCCAATGCGCCGCCGAAGTTTACGGCCACGCCTGTGCTAAACGTCGCCACGGGTGGCCCCCTTGGCGTTACGCCAGCTGGAACTCAGCCGAGCCCCGAACGATGTCGTTGAGGGTAAGCGTGACGCTCGAGCTCTGGCACGTCGCAGTGGCCGACACAGAGACAGGCCCGGTGAGCGTCAGCGTGCCAGTGGCATTTTGGGCGATCGGGGCCGTGCCGATGAACTCAATGCTTACGGTCTTGCCGGTATCGCCACCAGGCGTTCCGGTGAGCGGACGTGCAAGAGACACAACGCTGGCACCCGTCGTCAGGCCGAGGTGGCTGGCGTCGATCAGATCGGTGCCACCGCCAGTCTCGCCGAGCGAATAGGTCACGCTCGTGACGGTGTAGGTAGCACCAGCAAACGAGAAGCCGACGCCAGTTGCGTAGGTGGACATATCAGTCAGGTCTCCTGCCAGGAAACGTCAAAGGTCTGAGTGATCTGGTACACCGGTGGCAGCTCGCTGCCGTCCAGTTGTACGAAGCCGTCCCGCTCGCTTTCGAGGGCCACATGCTTCACATCTACACCGTACGCAGAACCGTTCCACCCATCCAGATTTTCCCGCAAAGCGTCAGCGATCTCGCGGACGGATTCATACGTGGTGCCGTAGGTGTCGACCTGCACCGAAACCCGTGGCATGCCAACGGGCACCGAAAGCGTTTGGTTGCGCTCAATGACCGACCGCTGGTAGACCAGAAACGGCAGGGCCGCCGAGACCGGTGCCACGATCGGGTAGACCCGAAACCCAAGCAGGCGGGCCAGCTGCGGGCTGGTCTCGATGCGGTGCTTGACGACCTGCTCGGGGGACTTAAGCATCAGATGCCTCCTGTGCCGCCGGTTTCCTTCTGGAACTGCCGCACGGCCTTCTGCAGGGCCTTCCGCATCTCCGTGTCGAGTACCGACTGCATCTGCGACCGAGACGAATCCAGGGCCTTCTGGAGCGGCCGGCGGGCTGGTGACGGGCCGACGCTGCCGGTGGCGATAAAGTCGACCGGATAGCGGCGCACCCCGTTTTGGAAGAACGGCCCGCGAGTCTTGAACGACGACAGGATTCCACGGCTGTTGGCTGGGGCTTCCTTGACCGTCTGGGCAAGCGTGCGGATTCGACCGCCCAGGATCACCCGTCGCCGCTTCGTGCGACGAGTGCGGCCGGGAGTGCGTCGCTGGGTGCCGTACTCGACTAGGTGAGAGTGGTACGCCCTGTTCGGTCCTTTGAGCACACTTCCGCCAGTGAAAGCAGGCGTGGCCATTTTTTGGCTCTTGGCATTGGTCGGCCGGCGGAAACCGACCACCACAACACCGACTGGTATGCCTCGCTTGTTGTTGGTGTACTCGCGGCTCACGCTGGTCACGGCCGCAAGTAGGTTGCCGGTGACCTCACCGAGGCCGGCGACATTGCGGCGCAACGCCTGCAAGCCAGGCTCGGCAGCCTTCTTGAGTGCCTTTCGCTGGTACTTCTTGGAGATGTCTGCGGGCAACGCCTGCAGTGCATCCGTGACGTCCTTGAGCGGCTCGGCAGCCAGCAGGGACTTGGCCTTCTTGCCAGTGCCCAGCGCGAGCGTCACGACCTGGCGGCCGGCGTAGGGATTGGCCATCAGGGAGTCTCCTGGCAGATCAGCTCGTGCTCGCTGCGGTTGTTGTGCTCAAGCAGGCTCACGATCTCCAGCGTGCGGCCACGCCACAGCAGCCGCATCTGCTGCGTCAGCCCGGCCACGTACCGCAGCCTTACCCGGTGCGTGATGCTCACCTCGAGCTGCCCGGCCCCGAGGGCCTCGCGGGCCGTCACGCCTTCCACGCTCGCCCACCGCTCCGTGAACGTGGACCAGGCCAGCGTGGTCTCACCCAGAGCGTTGCGGCTCTCGGTGGCCTGCTGGATGGTCACACGCTCACGGAGCTTGCCGGCGTCAATCATGTGCCGTAGATCACCAGCGTGTACGAAGCGGTCCCGGCGGTCGTGTAGACAAAGGTGATGGCGGGCGTGTCAACCACGCTGGCCTTGCCGTTGCGAGCGGCTACAGCGTTGTCGCCAGCCTGGCCACGCTGGCCGCAGTCAAGGTACGCCAGCGTCGGCGAGGAAAAGGCCACACGCTCAATCGTCGAAAAAGAAACTGCCGTGCCGCTGGCGTCCTTGTAAACGGACGGTGCCGTTGCCACAGTGACCGCAGTCGTGCCGCAGGTGCCGGTGACTATGGCCACCTTGCCGGTCGTGTACTCAGTCGAATCGTCTAGCGACACGACCTTGAGCGACGTAGTGCCGTCAGTGTCGTGAAACAGAACGTCGACGTTGATGCGTCCGGTAATCGCCATTAGCGGTAGCTCCCCCAGCGGTGCGTGTCGAGCAGGGCCTTCACGCCAAACTCAATCTCTTTGGAGATTGTGCCCGTCAGCACAGCGCTCCGGTTTTCGTAAAGGCTGCCGACAATCATCAGAATGGCCGACCGGATTGCCGCCGGCACGCTGGTGCCATCTGCCCCGTAGCCGCCCCACCACGTCACGCTGATGCTGTTGTCGTCAATCAGGTGAGCCGGCCACGTCTGGCCATACAGCGTCTTCACAGCACCAGGCGTGGCATTGCGATCAACCCGGAAGTTGGCCGTGCTGTAGGTGGCCGTGGCCCCGCTCTCGAGCGTGTAGGTCAGGACCACCGCCGTGGTCGTTCCGGCGGTTGCCATTGGCGGCCGTGGCAGCTCAACGTCGGCCGTGCCGCTTGGAGGGAACGCATCGGCCCGCATGGTCCACTGGGTGTGCACCAGCGTGCGGTCCAGGTATTCCTCGCAGAACTCGCGTGCCGCCTTGACGATGGCACCGATCAGGGCATCGTCGTCAGACACGTCTACCCGCAGGTGGGCCTTAGCCTCGGCAAGCGTGACCGGCTCAACGGCCGGCTGCGTCTGGCGTGTCAGGCTTCGGTACTGCACGGCGTCCTCGTCTGCGTGGGG